AAGGAAGAGATTAAACCCGGTAAGCCCAAGCGTCTCAAAGAAGTTCCTGCTGATAACCCCGGTCTTGCTAAACTCCCTGAGAAGGTCCGTAACGGTATGGGCTACTTGAACAAGGGTGGTATGATGGAAGGTTCTAATTCAATGTACAACACCAACAACACAAAGAAGCCTGCTGGACCTATGTTCCTGAAAAAGGGTGGTATGGCATCCAAGACGGGTTACGCTAAGGGCGGTATGGTTAAAGCTAACTGCGGTGCTTCCATGAAGCCTAACCGTAAAGCTAAAAAGTAAAGATGACTATCTACTCCCAAGGCAAGTCAGCCAGACCTCAGAGCTTTCACACAAGTGCGACTACTGAGGATGAAGCTGCTACACTGTACACATGTCCTGCTAACTGTAGGGCAGAAGTTACTATGCTTCTTATCGTAAATAAGAATGGTACCACTACTGTTGATGTGACTTGGGAAGATGCTGATAACCCTTTCAATGCCTCTGATACTTCAGCCTCTATTCTAGGCTCAAAGAATATGACACAAGGTGAGTATATTTTATTTACTGGAGCAACCCTTGTCCTTGAGGCAGGAGATACTCTTCAAATCACACCTACTAGTCAAGCCTCTCCCCACATTGATGGACTCTGTACTGTCACTGAAACATTCATCCCTGTCGGGTAGTCATAGCAGGGTTGCAAGAATAACTCTGGTGTAATATACTACCACATGTAAAACTAGTCCATCACACTCTAGATAAGGACTAGGAACATGCTAGTGAAACACTACCTGAAAAAGATACTGAACGAACTTAAAGAAGCTCAGTTACGTAAAGAAGCTCTTGCCCAACTCAACTCTTTATCTGACAAAGAACTGAAAGATATCGGTCTCTGTCGTGGTAGCATAAGAGAAGCTGTTTATGATAAGTACAGCTAACGTAAAGGATAGCCCTGATGGCAAAAGAACCCAGCAAAAGAGAAGGTGGCATTTTTGGGGGTAAAGGTTCCCTCAAAGAAGACCTTCAAGATATCAGTGGTGACAAGAAGATTACCTTCGCTGATACTTGGCTGGGTGACCTGTTGGGCTTTGACGGTAAGGCTGGTGTCCAAGGGGCTAACCTTAAAGAGTCGTGGTACGGTGCTAGACGTAGACCTTACCGTGAGAGAGCTAAAGAAGTACCTTCCCTTGAGAGAGCAGCAAAGAAGTGGGTAGAGTCTCGTCAACAAAGAGAAGAGGCACAAGAGTCTCTTCGTAGAAGCTTTGACGATAAAGCTGCTGCTACTGACAGGGCTGTTCGTAGTATGTCTCGTGAGAGATTTCCTTTCTTTGAAGAAGTACCTCCAGTTAAAAGAGCTGCTGCTACAGAGACTACCGACACTCCCTCGAAGATAACTACCATCAATGATATGGGTGGTCTTGCAGAAGGTATCAAAACACTAGAAGAAAGACAGTCTATCGTAGAGTTAGCTAACCAGTACGATCTTACTACTGGGGATAGACCTTACTTTACAAGTATTGAAGAGTTACAAAAAGCTCTTAAAGCAAAACTTATTTCTCCGGGTGAGGTTGTCTTTATTGAAGGAACTGGTGGGTATAGGGTGCCGACTACTCCTAAAAAGGGTCTTATGGAAAAACCTGCCACTACTCCTGAAACTAAACAAGAAGTTACACCTAAGCCAGAACTTGCAAAGGCTTGGGACTACAACGAACTTTCTAAAATAGAAGCATACGAAGCTATCGAAGCAGATATTCTTAACGGTCGTATTCCAGAGCCTGTTCGTTTAGGGCATATCCGTTCTCAATACCAAAAAGAAGGCGCGGGTCTTGGTTCTGCTCAGTGGACCAATCTAGAAAACCTCCTTAAAGAAACAATGGGGAATAACTGATGGCTAAGAACCTAACAGACCAGCAGCAGAAGTTCCTTGAGGTTCTCTACGAGGAAGCCCACGGAGATATCCGTACTGCTATGCGTATCGCAGGGTACAGCGACAACACCACTAGGGCATCTGTAACGAATGCCTTAGCGGAAGAGATTGCATCCGCTACCCAGAAGTTCATTGCTGAGTCTGCCACTAAGGCTGTGTACTCCATGTACGAGGTAATGACTGATCCTGTTAAGCTGGGTAACAAAGAGAAAATGGCTGCATCTAAGGACTTGTTAGATAGGGCAGGGTTCGCTAAGACTGAAAAGGTAGAGGTTAAAGCAGAAGAACCTGTATTTATCTTACCAGCAAAGAATAAAGATTCTTGACATACTACTAAGAGTACTGTATTATTATGCCAAGCGTAAAGGAGCAACCTTGGAAACTACCTGACAGACCTTCCAAAGGGCCAGACGGAGAGATTATCTGGCACCCTGTTGTAAGAGTAGGTAGACACATTCCTTTCGGTTATAAGCAAGACCCAGAAGATGATAAGGTTTTGCTGCCTATCCCAGAAGAGTTAGAACTACTAGAGAAGGCTAAGATTCTTCTCAGGGACTACAGCCTTCGTCAAGTAGCAGCATGGCTTTCTGAGGAATCAGGCAGAGAGATATCCCATGTAGGTCTGTCCAAGCGTTGCCTAATAGAAACAAGAAGAAAACATGCCGCGAATAATTTTAGACGATATGCAAAATTATACAAAGAGGCAGTCGAGTCGCACGAAAAAATCGAGCGGAGAATCGGGGGCAGGAAAGCGGCGGACATCCCGAAAGACCACATCTTCTTCAAAGGCGACAAGCACAGATCAGAAGAAGAGTTCGACAGAAACTACTTCGACTACCTTGACTCCAGCGACAGCAGTCCCACCGAAGATTGACACAGGTACAGCACAGAAAGTAATCTTCCAGCCTAACCCCGGACCACAAACAGATTTCCTTGCTTCGTCTGAACAAGAGGTTCTATATGGTGGTGCAGCAGGTGGTGGCAAAAGCTACTCAATGGTAGCTGACCCAGTACGATATTTCAATAATCCACAGTTCAGAGGTCTTCTAGTACGTAGAAGCACAGAAGAGCTAAGGGAACTCATCTCGGTCTCTAAACAGCTATACCCTAAGGCTATCCCCGGTATCAAGTTTATGGAGCGAGACAAGACATGGGTGACACCATCTGGTGCTACTCTCTGGATGTCTTACCTTGACCGTGACGAAGACGTTATGAGGTATCAAGGTCAGGCATTTAGTTGGATTGGTTTTGACGAACTAACTCAATGGGGGAGTCCTTATGCTTGGAACTATATGCGTTCTCGTCTCCGTACTACTTCAGCTTCGGGCCTGCCGTTATATATGCGAGCTACAAGCAACCCCGGTGGTCCCGGTCACAGTTGGGTCAAGAAGTTGTTCATCGACCCAGCCCCGTGGAATACTTCGTTCTGGGCGGTAGACGACGAAGGTAAGACTATTACGTGGCCTAAGGGTCATTCCCGTGAGGGACAACCGTTATTTAAGCGTAGGTTTATCCCTGCTACTCTTTTCGACAACCCCTACCTAGCAGGGGACGGGATGTACGAAGCTAACCTGCTTTCTCTTCCTGAACATCAAAGAAGACAGTTACTGGAGGGTGACTGGAGTATTGCAGAGGGTGCAGCCTTTACCGAGTTTAACCCGTCTATCCATGTCGTGAAGCCCTACGATATCCCTCATGGGTGGGCAAGGTTCAGAGCATGTGACTACGGGTATGGTTCCTACACTGGTGTTCTTTGGTTTGCTGTTACCCCTTCTGACCAGTTGGTCGTGTACCGGGAAATGTACGTATCTAAGGTAACTGCCACTGACCTCGCTGATATGATACTTCAGGCAGAAGAAGGTGAGAAGATACGGTACGGTGTCCTTGACTCCTCTCTCTGGCATAGACGTGGTGATACAGGCCCTTCCCTTGCAGAACAGATGATTATGAAGGGTTGCCGCTGGAGACCATCTGACAGATCGAAAGGGTCTCGGGTAGCAGGTAAAAACGAGATACACAGAAGACTACAGGTGGATGAGTTCACACAAGAACCTAGTCTAGTGATCTTCGATAACTGTCGTAGCCTAATCGCTCAACTTCCCTCTCTTCCCTTAGACAAAAGAAACCCTGAGGATGTTGACACTAAAGCAGAAGACCACCTGTACGATGCTTTAAGGTATGGTGTTATGACGAGACCTAGAAGCCACCTCTTTGATTATAATCCTGACAGCCAACGCACTGGTTTCCAAGCCGCTGATTCTACCTTCGGGTACTAGACACAAGGTTAAGACATGTCTGATACTAACACAAACTTAGATGATTCGATGTACATGGACCAACTAGAGTCCTCGTACATTAAAGATAGTAAAGACGATGATGTTGACCCTGCCGTTGGTCAGATTGTGTCTCTCGTTGAAGAAAGGTTCAAGAGAGCAGAAGATGGTCGGTACGGAGATGAACAGCGTTGGATTAAAGCCTACCGTAACTTCCGTGGTATCTACGGCTCTGACGTTCAGTTTACTTCCGCTGAGAAGTCTAGAATTTTTGTAAAGATTACCAAGACAAAAGTCCTTGCAGCTTACGGACAGATTGTTGAAGTACTTTTTGGGAATAACAAGTTCCCAATCAGTATTGATCCCACTACATTACCTGAGGGCATCGCTGAGTCAGTATTTTTTGAGTCAGACAATAAGATTAGGGACGCTCAGCAAAATGCTGCTCCTCAGGGTCCTACAGAAGAAGACACTCGGCTCCGTCCCGGTGAGACTATGCAGGACCTCAAGAACCGTCTTGGTGGTCTAAAGAAGAAGCTAGAACCTGTAGCAGACATGTTGCAGGAAGGAGAAGGTAACTCCCCTAGCTCTATCACTTTCCATCCTGCTATGATTGCAGCTAAGAAGATGGAAAAGAAAATCCATGACCAGCTAGAAGAGTCCAACGCTAATAAGCAACTCCGTAATGCAGCCTTTGAGTGCGCTCTTTTTGGTACTGGAGTTATGAAGGGACCCTTTGCAGAAGACAAAGAGTACCCCAACTGGGATGAAACAGGTAACTACGATCCTGTATTCAAGACTATTCCTAAGACTGCCCATGTGTCTATCTGGAACTTCTATCCTGATCCTGATGCAGCTAACATGGACGAAGCAGAGTACGTGGTTGAACGTCACAAGATGTCCCGTACTCAAATCAGAGCCTTGAAGCGTAGACCGTTCTTTAGAGAGAATGCTATCGACAAAGCCATTGAACTTGGTGAGTCCTATACACGTGAGTGGTGGGAGCAAGTCATGGAGGATGACAGCCAAGAGTCTAAAGCTGAGCGTTTCGAAGTATTAGAGTTCTGGGGTTACGTTGATGTAGATATCCTTGAGGATCATGACGTAGATATCCCTAGTGAAATGAAAGACTACGATCAGGTCTCTGTTAACATTTGGGTTTGTAACGGACAGGTACTCCGTCTTGTCATGAACCCTTTCACACCACAATACTTACCGTACTATGCAGTTCCTTATGAGGTTAATCCCTACAGTTTCTTTGGGGTTGGCATCGCTGAGAATATGGAAGATACTCAGATTCTTATGAATGGTTTCATGAGAATGGCTGTAGATAACGCAGCACTGTCTGGTAATCTTCTTATTGAGGTAGACGAGACGAACCTCGTCCCCGGACAAGACCTCTCCGTGTATCCCGGCAAAGTATTTCGTCGGCAGGGTGGGGCACCGGGTCAAGCTATCTTCGGCACCAGTTTCCCTAACGTGTCGAATGAAAACATGCAGATGTTCGACAAGGCTAGGCAGTTGGCAGATGAATCCACTGGCTTCCCTTCGTTTGCGCATGGTCAGACTGGTGTGAGTGGTGTTGGACGTACAGCATCTGGTATCTCTATGCTTATGGGTGCAGCTAACGGCTCTATCCGTAACGTAGTAAAGAACGTGGATGATTACCTCCTTGGTCCCCTCGCTAAGGCTTTCTTTCACTTCAATATGCAGTTTGACTACGACGAAGAAATAAAAGGTGACCTTGACGTTAAGGCCCTTGGTACTGAATCCCTTATGGCTAACGAAGTCCGTTCTCAGCGTCTTATGCAGCTTCTCGGTGTCGTACAGAACCCTGCCTTGGCACCCTTCGCTAAGATGGACTACATTATCCGTGAGATTGCTAAGAGCATGGACCTCGACCCAGATAAGGTTGTTAACTCTATGAGTGATGCAGCTATCCAAGCTGAGATACTCAAGAAGTTCCAAGAGCAAAACCCTGAGGCTGCACCAGTAGCCCAAGGTGAGGTAGCAGGTACCCCCGGACAGCAACCTCCAGCGGGCGCACAGGCACAAGACATGACTGGTGCAGGGGGTGGTACCATAGGGACAGGGACAGCGCCTGTACCGGGAGAACAGGGCTTCGCAGCTAACACAGGTGGACAGGTTCAGTAATGGCTAACAGCAAACTCAAGATGTTTGTGAACAACCCGGAACTCTGGGAAAGCTTCACAGAAGAAGTTAACCTGTACATTAGCTCATGTCACAAGCAGATGGAACAGATGAGAGATACCTCTGACTTGTTCCGTTTACAGGGTGAGATAAAAGCTTTAAGAAAAATGATTTCTTTGAGGGATAAAGTCAATGGCTAACAATCAGTTAAAAGTGGAGGGTTTAGCCCCTCGTGTTTTACCACAGAGTAACTCTGAGGAAAAATACGTGCCTGAG